GGCGGCGGGGGGCGAGCGGATGGGACCCGGCGACGCGCGGCGAATATCACCGGAACCCTCGCTTTTTCGCGCGCGACGCGCGGGAGGGTACCCCCGGAGGGCAAATGCGACCTGGGTCTTGACACTCCGGGTCCCCCCGTGCTCTGATCGAGACGCCCGTCGATCCGCCAGGAACACTCCTTCCTCCTTTTGGGTCGTTCATGGTCGCTGGTGGTTCGGCGGGCACCGGAATGGAGTTCGACCAGAATGCCTATAGCCCCCACTGGTTCTATGGTGGTCATCCTCTCTAACCAGGAGGAGAAGTTCTGCAAAGTGTTTGCCGCGACCCGCAACGCTATCATCGCGTTCTCCCAGGCATTCCCCGAGTACAAGGACCCGCGTATTCATCGCGCGGAGGGCTCGAAACTCCTCAAGCGTGGCGAAATTTCGGCTCGTATCGACGATCTGATCAATTCCGCCGAAGAGCCATATGCCTATACCTTTGAAGAGCATCTCATGGAGCTTCGTCGCATTCGCGACTTGGCCCTCCAAAAGGGGCTGATGAAAGTGGCGCTCGACGCCGAAAAGCTGAGGGGCGAGCTGTTGGGCTTCCACAACGAGCTTATTCACCAGAAAAAAGGTACGCCGGGGCAGCATCTCCACCTCCATTCCGATCAAGTCAACAACGCGAAGCGGGGTCCTGCGACCGATGACGAACGGGCCACCGCCATCATAGAAGTATTGGGGAGACAGCTTGCTTCAGCAGATAGATGAGTCTCACAAACGTATTCTCGAGCAGCTCCGGCTCATGCCGGACCACGAGAAAGCCAAGCTGGACGCCTTTATTGCTTCCCAGCTGAACCGGGTTTGGAAGCCGGTAAAGGGGCCACAACTGGCGGCGTACCTGTGCGAGGCCGACGTACTTTTATATGGTGGTGCCGCAGGTGGCGGAAAGACCGACCTAGCCCTCGGGTTGGCGATTAATGAGCACGAGCGTTGCCTCCTCATACGTCGCCAGATCGTCGACCTTCGCGGCGCTGAGGATCGGCTGCAGGAATTGGTAGGCACTACCGGGTACAATTCAATCAAGTACCGATGGCGCGACCCAGCTAACCCCGCCCACATCATCGAGTTTGGTGGTCTCAAGGACCCAGGTTCCGAAAAGGACTACCAGGGCCGACCCCACGACTTGATCGTGCTGGACGAGGCGGCGCAGCTTATCGAGGCGCGCGTCGAGTTCATCCTCGGCTGGCTTCGTTCGGCCACTGGCAAGCGCTGTCGCGCCATCCTGTCCACCAACCCGCCTAACGGCGGCGACGGGACGTGGCTCCTAGAGTGGTTCAAACCGTGGCTCGACCCGATGTATCCCAATCCCGCTGTGCCGGGCGAAATTCGGTGGGCGATCCGCGTCAATGGGGAGAGCATTTGGGTAGACGGACCAGGAATACATCATGTCAAAGGTGAACCATACACCGCCAAGAGCTACACCTATATACCAGCGAGGTTGGCGGATAACCCATACTTGCGGGATACGGGATACAGAGCAACCATTGAGGCGATGCCTGAGCCACTTCGCAGTCAGCTTCTGTATGGTGACTTTACCACCTCTAGGAAAGATCACCCTCAACAGGTCATACCCCAGAGTTATATCCTAGCTGCCCAGCAGCGCTGGAAAGCCGACAACTTCCGTGGGAAGAAGATGGACGGGCTCGGAGTAGACGTGGCGTTCGGCGGATCGGACGACGTAGTCATTCAGCCGGTGTACGACCAGCATTTCCCCCACGCCACAAAAAAGAAGGGTATCAATGTTGAGCACTCGTCCGACATCGCTGGCCCGACGATGCACCTTCGCAAAAATGCCTGCGCGGTGGGCATAGACGTCACGGGTGGGTGGGGGATCGCTCCTGCCCAGGACCTGGACAGTAATGAGGTAAAAGTATACCGCATTAACTTCTCGAAGGGAACTGCCAAGAAGCAGACAAGAGGCGGGCTCGAGTATGCAAACTTTCGGTCCTTGTTGTGGTGGGAGTTCCGAGAGGACCTCGACCCTATGTCGGAATATGCCATAGAGTTGCCACCCGATCCTAAGGTGGTGGCCCAGCTGATGGCCCCGATGTTCAAGACTCGCTCCAAGAAGATTTACATCGAGAGTAAGGATGACATCAGGAAGCGCTTAGGGTCTTCCACCGACGAGGCGGACGCGATAATCATAGCGTGGTACGTCAGGAAGAAGAAGTACGCCCTACGCAATCTAAATCAAGACGCCAGCAGCGGGAATATCAATGCTCAGAAGCCAATTGTCGACCCGTTTCAGAACCTGTGAAATCAAACCGGCGACGGTGCGTGATATGACGTACGTTGCCGCTCACATGAGGGACCGGGATTATGAAGAAATCATGTGCCAGCTTCCAGACGGGGCCGACCCTTCCCACGCAGCAATTGGATGCTTCGCCGCCTCTCCCGACCACAAATACGTCGTATTCCTCGACGGCGAGCCAGAAGTCACGTTTGGAACTAGCCCGAACACTTTTGCGGGCAACGTGGTTTCGTTATGGATGTTTGGCACTGATAGGACTCGGCCTGCTGTCCCTATCATCACTAATTTCTTCCACGCCGTCATCATTCCAGACCTCGTCAAAACCGGAAAAACCAGGTGTGAGGTGCGCGCCCTAGAGACCAACCTGGACACGATACGCTGGCTGTTGAAAGTGGGCCTCAGGGATGGTGGCCCGCTGGAGGCGTGGGGTAGAAATGGTGAGGATTTTCGGCTATTGTACACCACCGACGAAATATGGAGCCGCACCAAACACTGGGGGTTTAAGAGCGAAAAGTTGGTACCGTACGCTAATGGGGTTGTGCGACCAGTCTGATCTATGCTATCGTGCCGTCACCTTTGCAAAGGGAGAATAAGTCCATGTGCCTATCGATGGCCCCCAAAGCCCCGAAAGTTCCGCCTCCGCCCAAGCCTCCCGATAAGAGCATCGCGAATGACGCGGCTGAGAATGATACGCGAAAGCGCATTCTGGCGGCCAAGGGCACCCAGCAAAACATCTTCAGTTCGCCACTAGGCGATCCGAATTACGGCAAGAGTTCCGTTGCTCCTACGGCAGTGGGTACGACCTTCTTCGCCAACTTCGGTCAGCCGTCTGCTGGGGCTAGCTTGCAATGACCGCGCACCAACTGGGAACAGTATTGTTCGGCGCGTTGGCAGTCATCCTGATAGCCACGCTGGGCGTCATGCAGCGGGACGTGAGCACCCTCCGTGCGGCGGCCCTGATCGCGGGACTGACCTATGTTCACTACTTCATCGGAACCGCCATAGAGGCTGGTGTGGTCCAAGGCAAGTTCTACGAAGCGGTGTACACCGGCCTGTGTCTTCTGATCATAGCGACCTGGATGATGGCCCTCGTATTTTCGTGGTGGTGAAATGGCTCTGATCGACGACCTGTGCAAACGCGTCCAGGCGTTGATGGACGCCAGAGCACCCTTGGAGAGTACCCTTGCCGACATCGTCAAATACGTATTTCCATCTGGCCCCCGTTTTGACCGGGGCCAATGGCTTGGCCCCACTTCCAACTTCTTCGCGTCCGGCTCTAAGTCGGCGGAAAGAAGTCCGTACATCTACGATACTACGTCCGTGTGGGCAATTGATCGTTTATCGTCGGGTATGTACTCTCTCTTCATACCGGACAGTGAGAAGTGGCATTCGCTTGGAATCGACGATGCTCTGGCTCCTCGAGCCACTCTGGAAGAAAAGATTTGGTTCGACTTTTACCGAGACCACTTGTTCGACGTTCGATACGATTTCCGATCTGGTTTTGCCCTAGCGAACCAGAAGGCGATCCGGTCGATGTGCGCCCTGGGAACGGGCGTGTATATGACCGAGGAGTCATTTGGGGTGGACGGGGCGGAGCCGCGCAAGGTTCCGGTCACCTATCGGTACATTCCGTTCAATGAGTGCTATATCATCGTGGATTACCGGGGCAAACCTGTCGGGTTGGCTCGCGTGTATGAGATGACCAATGCGCAGGCACTTAATTTCTTCAAGGCTAAGACGCCCAACGACATCAAGAACGATGCTAACGACGCCAAGAAGGCGGACGAGAAGCACGTGTATTGCCATTTCGTGTGCGAGCGCGGCGACTATAGTCCGCGCCACAACATGGCGTACTGCTCATACCATTTCGTCCATGATAAGAAGCTCATGGTGAGTGGTGACCACGGGTACCAGGAATTCCCATACACTGTGTTTTATTGGAACCAAGACGAGAACTCAGCCTACGGGGAAAGCCCCGTGATGAATGCTATCGCTGAGATCAAGTCGCTCAACCTCATGGGCAAGCACATCCAGCGGGCCACGATGCAGTGGACCGATCCGCCGACCATGTCTACCACGGACGGCATCGTCAATCAGCCGGACCTCAACCCTGGACGAAATAATCCGGGGTATTTGGACGACGAAACGTTTAAGCCGAAAATACAGCCGCTCATTACGGCTCAGAACCCATCATTTGCGGACGCCATCATGGCGGCGAAGAGGGCGCAGCTGAAAGACGCCCTGTACGTCACGCTTTGGCAAGTCCTCATCGAAAATCGCGAGATGACCGCCACGGAGGCCCTTATCCGTGCGCAGGAAAAAGGGGAGATGATCGGCCCGGCTGGTACCTCCGTGCAGAGCGGGCTTGGCCACACGTTCAATCGTGAGCATGGCATCATCTCTCGGAAGGGGGCGTTTAACCCGGGAAGTGTTCTTGCGCCCCCTGATACACTGCGGTCCAAGTCGTTTGGCCCCAAGTTCAAGGGTCCGTTCGACCGAGCCCGCCGATCACCCGAACTCCTCGGCATCGAGAGGGTGGTCACCACGACAACCGCGTTGGCGCAGATCGATCCGACAGCCGCTATGCGGCTCGACACGAAGCGCATCCAGGATCATGCGCAGGAGATTTCTGGCGCACCGGCTGATATCTTTAAGTCAGACGAGGATTACCAGAATTCAGTAGATCAGTTCAATCAGCAGCAACAGATGGCCGCACAGGCGCAGATAGCTAAAACAGGAGGCGAAGCTGCCAGTAAGATCATTCCAGCGGCGCAGCAAGCAGGAGTACCTGTGGACCAGCTTGGTCCGGCTCTTCAACAGGTCGCTCAGACGCAGCAACCAGGCCAGGGATAGACTGCGGTCGGCGTACGTCGCAGTCTTTTCAGGCAACGGAAAACAGGAGGACGCGGAGCTTGTCCTTGCTGACCTCGCTAATTACTCGAGGTACTACCAAGTTCCCTCAGAGAGGGCCATCTTGTCAAAGCAGGTCGATCTGAGTTATCGTCAGGGCCAGCGGGTGGTCTTTGCCCGTATATTACGGTTCCTAGAAATGCCAGAGGCTCAGGCCAAAGCGCTTGAAGAAGCGGCTCGATCTGAGAGTATAGCGGATCAGGAACACAAACAGGAGATTTAGGATAACATGGCAGACGCTCCAAACGGCTCCGGTCAAGAGAATACCGGGCAGGCCAACCAGGGGACTAACATGGGTGGTCAGGGTGGGGGTGGTACTCCCAACGCTGCATTTGGCGAGATGTTCAAAGGGGCGAAGGACACTTCGCTCAAGTTCATCTCCGACAATGGTTTCGACAAAGCGGCCAACCCGGCTGCCCTCCTTGACACCATTGCCGAGTCCTATACTGGCCTTTCGGCCAAGGTAGGAAATCAGTTCACCGTGCCTAAGGTGGACGCGTCCGACGAAGATTGGAACAAGTTCACGGGTATGCTCCGTCCGGAGAAAGTCGAGGACTATAAGTTCACTCTTCCGAAGGACCTTCCGCAGAACTTCCCTTATGAAAAGGAAAGCGCACAGGCGTTCCAGACGTTCGCACACGAGATTGGTCTGCACCCAAAGCAGGCTGCTCAAATGCACGACTGGTTCGTGACCAATGCGGCCAAGGGCTTCACGCAGAGCGTTGAGCAGATCAACGAACGCGTGACACAAGCCCATCAGGCGCTGGTCAAGGAATGGGGTAACACCGACTCACCCTCCTACAAGGAGAATGTGGAAGCCGGTCGTCGCGCCATTCAGAACCTCGGCGGCGAAAAGCTCCTCGGAGAGATGAAGCAGTTCGGTATGATGACGGAGAACGGTATGATCGTTGCTCCGGAGTTGGCGAAAGCTTTAGCTACTGCGGGGTCTATCCTTTTCAAAGAGGAACGGACCGTGCCGTCAACAGGAGGCCAGACTACTGGCACTCAAGAGATTGGCGGATCGGGCACCACCGGTGCCAACCCGTTCAAGAAGGACTCGGAAAACGTCACCAAGCAAGGCGATCTGCTCAAGAGTAACCCAGAGTTGGCAAAACGCCTGATCAAGGAAGCTGGCCTAGACCCCAAGGAATGGCAGCTCTAAGACAGGTAAACCCTTAGGAGTAAGTCATGGCAGAAGTTAGACTGTCAGACATCGTCGAGCCGAGAACTTTCGTCCGGTATATGTTCAACCGGACCAAGGTCAACTCCGCTCTTTTCCAGTCCGGAGCACTTCACGCCGATCCTGCCATTTCGTCCTTCCTTTCGGGCGGCGGCAAGACGATTGATCTGCCCTTCTGGAATGACCTTGGCGATGGCTCTGACCCCAATATCGGTTCAGACAACCCGGCGACTGTCGCTGGCACGGCCAAGATTGCCGCGTCGGACGAAATCGCCATCCGCCACAACCGCAACAAGGGCTGGTCGACGACCCGCCTCGCTGGCCTGTTGGCCGGTGACGACCCGATGAAGCGTATCGCTGAGCACTCTGGTGATTGGTGGTCTCGTGCCCTCAACACGCACCTGATCAAGACGCTCCAGGGCGTGATGGCCGACAATGCGGCCAACGATGGCGGCGACATGCGCAAGGTCGTGGGTACGGACGCAGTTGGTGCAGCCACTTCGGCTGAACTGATCAGCGCCGACAACATCCTCGACACGGCACAGACCATGGGCGATAGCCAGGAAGCGCTTGCTCTCCTGATGATGCACTCGGTGCCGTTCAACCGGTTGAAGAAACTCAACCTGATCGACTTCATCCCGGACAGCCGTGGTGAAGTGAATTTCGCCACCTACCTCGGCAAGAGGGTGGTGGTGTCCGACACCTGCCCGGCAGTGGCCGGTTCAAACCGCATCTTGTACTCGACATATCTCCTCGGGTACAATTCAATCGCGTACGACGAGGTTCCGCCTCCGTTCCCGGTTGAGACGCGGCGCGAACCGCTGCAGGGCAACGGACAAGGCGTCGATATCCTGGTTACGCGTCGCCAGTATGTCATGCACCCGCACGGCTTCAAGTGGACTTCATCGTCCATGGCCGGTTCGTCCCCGACGAACGCCGAGTTGGCCACGACTGCCAACTGGGATCGCATCTACTCCGAGCGCAAGCAAGTGGTGATGGCGGAACTAGTGACCAACGGCTGACGGGATACCGTCAATCGGAGAGAGTAGGCTGGGGCAATAACGCCCCAGCCGAGTGATCTTGGAGGATTGACATGGTTGCAATGCCTAGAGGAGCCCTAGCTCGTTCGCTGGCTCCGCTTTATGACTGGTTGGCGGGAGCCGCTGAGGTGGGAGCAATCCCAGCCATCACCGGACTTTCCGTCAGTGAGGAAGGTGTCGGCCCGGCCAAAAGGACCGTGCTGTCATTCACCAACGTGGCGTTTGCTCTTATTGATCAAGCGGCTACGGTGGCTTATAAAGGATTGAAGGTCTACGATTTCCCGGAAGGTTCCATCTTGATTGATGGGGCCGTTGCGAACTTGGCGCTTACCAAATCTTCGGCTGGCGTCAACGCCGACTGGGATGGTGATTTCAGTGTCGGCAGTGTGACGGCGAGCAATAACGCCACGTTGACCGGCACCGAACAGGACATCATCCCCTCTACCGCTACCCCGCAGGCCGTGGCCGGTGCCACTACTGCGAAGGGTCGCAACGCCGCCGCTATCGCTCCGTTTGACGGGACCGGTACGGCCCTGGACCTGTATCTCAACTTCCTTGTTGACGACGCAGACCAGGACGTCACCACCACCCCGTGCAATCTGATCGTGAACGGCACGTTGACGATCCACTGGCGCAATCTCGGCGATTACTGATCGACGGGAAGTTTAACCCTTTAACTTTGGAGAAGCCAAATGGCTAAGAAGCCGCACACCGAAAAGAAATCTCCCGTCCCCAAGGAAGAGGACAAGGAGATTGCGAAGAACGAACCGGAGGTCGAGGAAGGCGAAGCCGAGTCCTTGATCGAAGGTGCGACGGACCTGGACCTTCAGCAGGGTCAGGTAGCCAAAGCCTCGCCTCAGAAGGTGGCCAAGGCGAAGGAGGTCCTCAAGACCAAGGCCGACGTCGACGAGACGGCCAATGAGCCGTCTACGTACCACGGCATTCCTCTCACTCCTGAGGAAGCTGCTGCCCACGATCCGGCAAAGCATATCGTGGCGGAGCAGTTGACGCGGGAAGAGACCGAAGCCGAGGACGAACCGGAGCCGGTCCGCAAGGGTCACATTACGACCGACGAGGAACATCTGGAACTCAAGCTTCGCAAGCCCGACACGGGCGTCAAGAAGGCGAAGGTGGGTCAACAGGCCCCTCTGCAGTTTGCGAACCACAAAGCCGATGAACACGACGACCGCGCCTCGCGCGTGGCAGCCGAAGTATCAGAAGGCGTTCGCAAGGCCGTCAAGAACAAGGTCTAAGCTGTCACGGCTTGGACCTGAGCGGGCCGGGGGAGAAATCCCTCGGCCTTTCCCCGTAGGAGGACACGATGGCATATATTCCCCGCATAGTGTACATTTACCTCAAGAAGCAGAAGCAGCGCCGCACCTGAGGAGGGCCGAATGGCCTACACTAAACTCCAGATTTACCAGATGGCGGCGGACGCCCTGGACGACGATGTAATTACCAGCCTTTCCGACGACACCAAGGTGGTTAGGTGGTTGAACCGCAATTACACTCTCGTCAAGGAAACCACGCTGTCCATCCATCGGTGGAAATTCGCCAAACGCCGCCAAAATTTGGCTGAAATACCCGGTGACACTGGCACCGATTGGGACTATAAATATCTGGTCCCTTCGGAAGCCCTCCTGTTGTACCGGCTAACCAACGACGGTAAGATTGGCGGGTATGCTATTCCTTACGAATTCGAGGGCGGTTACATTTACACCGATCAGCCGCCCAGCTTGCCGATCCGGTACATTGCCAACGTGAACGAGGATCAATTTACAGCTCTGTTCACCGCCGTGCTGGTCACCACCTGCGCCTTGAAGATGGCCCATTTCGTCACTCACAAGACTAACATGGTGGCCATTGCCAAGGAGGACCGGAAGGAAGCTCTCCGAGCGGCGATGCTGTATGATGCGATTGAAAATTACGCTGAACCTCCCGTGCCGTATGAGATCGAGACGGTGAGATTTTCGTCGGGGTGCTGAATTGACTATCTACATCACTCAAGCCAATATGTCGAAAGGCGAGCTAGCTCCTCGCCTTTCTTCGCGTTTTGATGTGGACCTGTTCAAGCAGGGGGTGAAATACTCGGCTAATTGGGCGCACCTAAAGCATGGGGGCGTGACTAAGCGTCCCGGCTCCCAATACATGGCCGGTGTGAAGACTCACTCCAAGAAAGTACGGATGATCCCATTCGTGTTCGGTACGCTGTCAACCGGACCGCAATCGTATGCGTTGGAGTTCGGAGACCAGTACATCAGGGTGTACACCACTGCGGGGCAGGTCCTAAGCGCGGGTGTCCCGGTTGAAATTGCGTCCCCTTATCTCGAGGCCGAACTCTTCCAGATCGATTATGTGCAATCGGCGGACGTCCTGTATCTCACGCATCCGAACTACCAGACGAGGGAGCTGACCCGAACGTCCGATACCGCGTGGACCCTGACCACCCACAAGCCTGATGATGGCCCATATTTAGACGAGCCGAAAGAAGCCCATGCTACACTAACTTTCAGCGCTACCGGTAACCTAGTCCCGGACATGACTAGCGACACTGCTCCGTCCGGAACGTCGGCAGTAACCAACGGCGCTGGCGGTCCCGCTTGGCAGGCCTTTGACAGGAACAAGGACACGTCCGCCACGTTGGGTGACAACGCCACGTCCACCCTTTCTTACGACTTTGCCGGTGCCACCACCAAGGTGTGTACTGGGTACTCTATGATGTGCCGTGAACAGAGAAGCCAGAACGGCCCGCTAAGATGGACCTTCGAGGGCGACAACGGCACTAATTGGGTGGTTCTGGATGTGGGCTTCCAAGAGGACGGATGGGGCGTAAGAGAGAAGAAGTTTTACGAAGTCAACAACAAAGATGCCTTCAATGGGTACCGGTTGAACATACAGGGGGGCGATGAAGCTTCGGGCGGCAGTGCTAGCATTTCTATCGTCGAATTCCAACTCCTGGAAGACCCAACCGTCCAATCGAACATGACCTGCACGGCCAGCTCCACGGCTGGCATTAATGGCGGTAGCGGATTTAGTGCGAACGACATAGGTCGACCGATCCGCCTTAAGGGCGACGATGGTCTATGGCGCTGGTTCGAGATTAAGGCGTTTACTAGCTCGACCGTGGTGTCAGGCGTGATCCATGGTTGCCCGTTATTCACTGATAGTCAAATAATTAGAACCTGGAGATTGGGGGCCTGGGGCACGGCTTCGGGGTGGCCGAGGCACGTGTCATTCTTTGATGAACGCTTGGGTTTTGGTGGCACTGCAGCCCAACCATCTAAGGTGTGGTTGTCCAAGACCGGCGATTTTGCGGACCAGGGCGTATCGACGCCTCTGCTTGATGACGACGCTTTGGCGCTGCAAATGACGGGCGGTGAAATCAATTCCATCCAGTTTTTGGCCGAGGGGTATGATCTCCTGATCGGGACCACCGGGTCTATCCGCACCATTGGTCCAAATAACACGAATGAAGGGTTCTCCGCTTCGAACGCTAAGCAAACTAAGCATTCGACCTATGCTGCAGCGGGCGTGAAGCCAGTTTCAGTGGGCAACACCACTATCTTTGCCGACTACTACAACCACTTGCTCCGCGAACTTACTTATTCGTTCGAATTGAACGGGTACACGACCCCAGAACTGACCTTGCTTTCAGAACATCTGTTCAAGTCGGGCATTGTTCAGTTAGGTTTCTCGCAAGACCCGATCCCGATTGTCGTATCTCCCGTCAATAACGGTATGATCGTCGCCACCACCTATGACCGGGATCAGAAGGTGGTAGCTTCGGGCAGGTGGATACTTGGTGGTACGAGCGTAGTAGTGGAAAGCGCGTGTTGCATACCGGGTCCCGACCGCCATGAAATATGGGCGTCGGTTAAGCGAACCATCAATGGGTCCACCAAGCGTTATGTGGAGAGGTTCGCTGCTTTCTTCGATGAAGATAGCACGTTGGTTGAGGACGGGAAGTTTTTGGACGCCCATATCAACTACAGTGGAGTGGCCACCAATTCGTTTGGGGGTGTAACGCATTTGGCCTCCAGCACGGTCACCATCTTGGCGAACGGTATCGTGCACACCAATCGAGCTGTCGACGGGTCGGGGAATGTGTCTTTGCCTGCTGGCGTGACTGCCACCAAAGCTTGCATAGGTATACCGTATCAGTCTAAGCTGATCCTCATGCGCGTTCCAGACCCCTCAGTCGATGGGTCTCGTTGGGGCAGGCGCGTCAAGGTACAAGAAGTGTTCTTGGACGTGTTGTCCACCCTCGGCATTAAGGCGGGCACCCAAAATAAACTGTTCGATGTGATCATACGCGATCAGAACGACCCGGTACCAGGACCGATGTTGTTGAGGACGGAAATCATTAAGACCAAAATAGAGGCGTCCTGGTTCAATCAAGTCCGGGACATGGTTACCATCCAGTCAGATGACCCCTTGCCCGCTACGATCCTCTCGGTTACACTAGCCGTCGAAGGTGAACCATAATGTGCTCCCCCGCTTTTATGATAGTCGGTGCCGGTCTGCAAGCCCTGGGGTCCATCCAGCAGGGCAACGCTCAGGCCGCAGGTTTAGAAGCGAGCGCCAAATACAACGAGCGCCAAGCCAAGATTGAGGCCGATAAGGGTGTGTACGAAGCTGGTCTCAAGAAGGAAGAAGCCGACAGGGTCCTGTCCAAACAAAGGACGGGGTTCGCTGCTATGGGGCTTGATTTTAGCGGATCGGCTGCGGACGTGGCGTCGGACACCGGACGGTCTGCAAACATGGATATTGCTGCCATTCGTTACGGGGCTAAGATCAAGTCTACCAATTACAACTATCAAGCAAAAGTTGACAAATTGAACGCTAGCACGGCCAGGACGGCAGGATACATCGGGGCGTTGTCGCCGCTGATTAATGTCGCGGGCACGTTCATGGGTGGTTCGTACGGCGGGTGAGGTAAATGGTTACTATTCCGAGACTTGAACCTAGTGTGGGCCTCGATACGGGGGCCACCACCATGCCGAATATTCGCATTAGTGGCGCGGTTGGCGAAGCCTTGCAGGGTGTGGGCGCGTCCATCACTGGCGCGGCTGAGAAGGCCAAGGCTCAGCAGGACAGACAGGAGGATTTCAAGGCCCAGCAGGGGTGGCTGCTCATGCAGGCCAAACTCGAGGGCGAATACAACACTTACAAGGAGAATTCTAACGACGAGGGATCGGACGCCTATCCGAATTTCAAACAAAAAGCATTTGCGCCGATTACTCAGGACTTTTTGAAGGGGCTGTCTCCTCGGAAACGTGAGGAATTTGAGGCCCGGTTGCCTGTGTTGGAGCAGGGGTACGCAAATGACGGGGAAACGTTCACTAGGCAGAAGACCGACGCCAACAACACTAACATGCTGTCTGATTATCAGCTTACTGTCAAGGCCGACTTGGCTAGAAACCCTGATAATTTTCATCAAGCGCTCAGGGCCGGTAATGAACTGATTGCCAACTCTGGTAAGTCGCAGTCTGTCCGAAACATCCTTCGAGAGAAGATGTTAAACGAGTTTCTATCAAGCGCGGTGGACGGGTACATCGCTCAGGGCCGGTTCGATGAAGCTAGAGAACTCGTGCAAAGGGCGAATAACACCTCAGCCGAGAGGACCAGCTACACCACTGCTCCCGTCACAACGAAGGGTACCCTTAATCCGAATAATTGGCCGCTGAGGTTCTATAAACCGGAGGACCTAACTGGCCCTCGCTCCGACGAGCAGTTTATTCAGGCGAAAACTGGATATGCTGCTGACGAACTGGGGCGTAGGTTCTTCAACAAGACTGGCATCAGGGTGGAGGTCAATCTGCCACCCGGACCGGGCCGTGCCGGGCACCGTAGGGGCACCACTTCTCCGGTGGGGTCGCCCCATGTCGAGCATTCTCAGCACCATTTAGGCGCTGCAATAGACTTCCAGATACAGGGTCTAACCGACAATCAGAAGGCGGAGTTCCTTCGCGAGGGACTTCGAATGGGCTTTACTGGTGTCGGCTTCTATGAGGGTGGCCCCGGCCATCTCCATCTGGACATGGGACGTCCAAGAACTTGGGGAAGAATGCCCAAGTGGGCGCAGTCCATCATGGCCAATAAACCGGCCCCGATCCAGTTCGGCAACGCCATACCGGACGGTTCCCAGCCTGCCCCTGTTAGGGTGGCCCAGGCCGGGGGCAATACAGTTTCTGATGCTTCTCCCAGTGGCCCAGACGTCTCTGATCTTCGCGCCACTAGCGTTGACCCTTCGACGTGGGACAAGCGCCCCGATGGGTCTACTAAAGGCAACGGTTGGTTAGGTGTATTAAAAACTCCGAAGGGACTAGACGTTAGCGAATTTTCAATTTCGATGGACGGAGTCATTGGAGGGAAGGACTTTCCGTCACTGGTACCAACATTAACACGCGAAGAAGTGAAACAGGTGCTGGCCAAAGCCGACGATCCGAAGGGTCAGCCGCCACTTTCGCAATCCATTAAACAAAAGGCTGCAGCGTGGGCCAAGAAGCAAGTTGCGCAAGGGAAGAGCCCATTCGCTGGTGACGATACGGCTTCGGACACCGCTGACGAGACCCCTCCTGGCCAGTTGGCAGACGACGCCAGTGCCAACGCCATGATCACGCCGGGTACTAAGTATTCCGCTCTGTCTAAGCGTATCGACGCTGAAGAGGTGTTGTGGAACAAGCAGGACACGGAAAGCATCAAGATAGAGCGTCGGAAGGCCGAGGATGATTTGACTTCTCGGTGGTTGGACGGAAAATTGACGGGTAAGGACGTGGAAGGGTATGCCGACGTCTTGACCCCGGCCACCCGCCAGAAATATCACCGAATGGCGGACAAGATCGACGCCCAAGAGACTGAAACGAACACCCTCAAGGAGTTCTCGGATCGGGTCGAAACTGTCACTGAGCAGAACATCGGTCAGTTTGAAGAGGACCTGCAGGACGCTTATGTGGACGGCAAAATAAAAAGGTTTGACACCACGCGGTTCATGCGCATGGCCAAGCGTCGCATCGGGGCCGATCCATCGTATGACAGTTCGCTTATCGCCAATTATCGGGACAGGGTAAGGGTGTCCTTGGCCCCGGATGAAGACAATGATAAACCGGCGTTGCTGAACCGGCTGGCGGCAATGGAACAATTCGATAACATGGTCCACGAGCACAGGAAGGCCAACAAGCCGGTAACGGCTGAGGTCCTCAAGCGTTTCGCGGATGATGTGGTCAAGCAGTATTCTACTCAGAACCAGCAGGACGGTAGAGCCAAACTGGAGATGTCTCCCTACTTGAACGGGAAAGGTCGGTACGCCGTCAGCAAGGAAGATATCGTAGCCGGGTTGAAAAAGTTAAAAGAAGATCAGCAAAAGGGCTTAGCCGCCGCTGAATACGAAAAGCAATTCAACATTATCAAGCAGTGGGCTAGCCAGCTGCTGATCGAAGAAGAGAAAAAGGGTAATAAATAATGGTCGAATTTACGATCACGGCGAAGGACGTCGATCTCGCCAAAAAGCAACAAGGTCCGGGAGCGCCGCGAGGGGAAGAAACCGGGACCTTTGGACCCCGTCGCCCTATGTTGTCTGAAAGCGAAATACCTTATTATCAGGACCCCGCCTTTGTCAGTTCAGATGACATAGAGGAAGACCTGCGGGACGTGTCTACCAAGAACGGAGTAAAACTGGTAGACAACGAACTGGATGACCTTGTCAAATCTCTGTCGCCGCCGACTACGGCCACCGACGCTCAGCCTGACAACCCCGCTGCCACAGCCTTACCGGCTGAGGTGGGTGGTCAAGACGGCGCTGAGGATGTTCCGGACGTGTCTCTCGATGACATAGTGAATGAGGACCCGTCCCAAGGAGGCATCACAGACCAGATTGTGGATGTAGCTCGAGGTGTGGCTCGGGGCGCTGCCAAGACTGTATCCACCGCTGCGGACGTGGCCACCTCCGCCGTTGTGCACGGCCCCATGAAGGCCGCTGATGCGATGTTTGCTCTTGGAGACGAACTGGGTATAGGCCCTATGTCCGAAGCACTGGAGGCTACCCTACCTCTCGGGGCCATCCAGTTTACTGACCCGGAAACTGGGGAGATGGATATTCGCTACGTGAACCCCGAGGAAATGAAGCAGCGGAAGGAGTGGGGGGAAAGCTTCCGGACCCAGATACCGCCCTCGCTCATGGGGTATTACGGACCTCGCACCACGGCGGGCGATATTGCGTCCAGCATTTCTCAATTCGCTGTGGGGTACGCTCTTGGGGGAAAGGTTATTAGCGACGTCAAAGGAAAGGGAATGGCTGTCCTCCGCAATTTTGGACGAGGAGCCTTCGCGGATTTTGTGGCGTTCGACTCCCAGGAGAAGAGGTTATCGGACATCCTAGCAAAGAGTGACAATCCGGCCTTCAACAACGCGGTTACCGAATTTTTAGCCTCAGACAAAGAGGACCCCGCCCTAGTTAGTCGCCTCAAGCGGGCGGGCGAGGGTGTGGTTGTGGGTGCGGTATTCGGAGCGTTCCTCCAAGCCCTGCGCCAGATCAAGTATCTCCGCCGATTGAGGACTAAGGCCATAGCGGACGGGGCGGAGGTGAAGCCGAACCAAGCTTTGCCGTCCAAGAACCCCGATATGCTATTGGGCGATCCCAATGCGCCTCTGGTGTCTGATCAGGCGTCGGGTGCTTGGACCGAATTGTCCAAGTATATCAAAGACGCCGCATCCGGTGCCCGAGACAAGGATATCGAGAAAATCGCTAAGACCGGAGAGGCGGGCGATAAGGTACGCGGAACCACCGTAAATGACCCAGCCGGGCCAACCATGGGTCCTCTCGGTCAGATACCGGGCGGCACGGAGCCTATCGGCATTGGTAGCGAAACGGTATTCGTCAATTACGCCGCGATCAACACCGGCGAGGATGTGCACCGGGTTATCCAACACTTGTCTGAGGTGGCGTCTAAGAACGTGGACAAAGCCCGTCGAGGCACAGTGTCTTGGCAGGACTCTGCTCTTCGTGCTTCTCAGCTGAACGGTTGGGACCTGCTGATGGAGCGCGGCCATCGCCCTTTGCGCGAGGACGAACTGCTAGCATCCAGGGAGTTGTGGATCGCCACGGCTGACAAGGTGATGCGTCTGTCTCAGATCGCTGCTCGTGACGGTTCTCCTGAGAACATATTTGCCGCGCGCAAAATGGTGTCCATCTTCCAGATGATAAATGAGCAAATGCTGGGAGCGCAAGCGGAGGCCGGTCGAGCGCTACAAATCCTTAGGAGGCCGGTTGGTCTCCCTCCGGACCACATGGCCAAGTTTATCGCGGACAGTCTCGCTTCCACGGGCGGTATTGACGCCAACTTGGAGTATTTTAAGAACCTAGCCAAACTGGCCGATGACCCCACCATGTACGGCAAGCTGTTCGAGCGTACCCAGCCGAAGACGATGGCCAGGATCATCGGAGGTCTACAAGACTTTTGGATTGGTGGTTCCCTGCTCACGGGTCCGAAGACATTCATGCGCAACGCCGTCTCGAACCTGACAGTAACGATCAATGAAGCTGTTGAACGCGCCGTGGCCAGTCATGCCACACAAATATTGGACATCCCGAACGGACCACAAATCGGAGAGGGCTTAAAGTATTTGACCGGGGCATTCGGGGCCATTAAGCAAGCCGCCATCGCGGCAGGGAAGGCTGGGTATTATAACCAGTCTGCGTTCGGGCGGTCGGCCTTTGACATGGGTGGTCATATCAGGGCGGCGTCCCATGGCACCCCAATTGCGGGCACCCCCCTTGGGTGGGCCATCGACGCCCTGGGGGCGTACTCGTCCCTGTCCAGTCGCATCTTGGTCGGCACTGATGATTTCTTCAAAACTGTCAACCACACCGGAGAGTTGGCGTCCTTAGCCCACAGGACGGCACTTGAGGACATCAAGGCTGGTAGGGTGCCGGGCAGCCAATACAAAGACAGAGTGGCCGAGTTGATGTCCAACCCGCCTCCGTGGATGGCTCAAGCGGCGTACGACCAAGCCCATTACTCCACTTTCACGTCGCCACCCGGTGTAATTACAAGGTCGCTCCTCACCATCGCGCACGAGCACCCGTCGTTGCGCTGGATCATCCCATTCATGACTACTCCCGCAAATCTGTTCAGGTACGCGGCGGAGCGGTCTCCCCTTGGGTTTATGACCAAGCGGTACAAGGAAGCCGTGGACAAGGGTGGTGTGGAAGCTGTAATGGCCCGAACCCGCATCGGTTTGGGAACGATGGTGAACCTCATGGCTCTGGACATGGCCATCGAAGGCAAACTGGTCGGGGATGTGGTGAGCGGGAAAGACGCCTCTCCTGGTCAGGTGGAGTGGGAGCGCCGCAATGGTCAGCCGTTCTCCGTTCGTGTCGGTAGCGACGAGGACGCCAAATATTTCTCGTTCCAGGGTACTGACCCCCTGGGGATCACCCTGGGTATCAATGCTCAGTTCGGCAACATCATTCGTGGATCGGGTGATAACGATGTGACCGATGAAGACGCGGAGGATTTCCAGCGGGCCATATCGGCATCGATATTTTATGCGGCCAACTACGCTCTATCCAGATCGTACATGACTGGATTGAATGACTTCTTAGAAGCGGCTGACGATCCTAGGGGTGCTGGCTCTCGCTGGTCTGCCAAATTCGCAGCGTCGTTCGTCCCTAACTGGATGGGCGAAGTTAACCGCGCCATGGACCCGGTGGTCAGGGACGCCACCACCCTGTCGAACCAATTGCAGCGCAAATTGCTGTTCATGTCTCCCAACGTTCCTGCTATAGTGGACCGGTTTGGCCGTAAGTCCACTTATGAGTCCGGGTTCGGTAAGGTGTACGATCTGGTGTCTCCATTCTACGCTAAGAGCGTCAAGCTGACCCCGTGGGAGTTGGAGGAGCGTCGTCAAGGCTTTTACGTTCAGCCTCCGTCCAAGTCGCTCCAAATCGAAAAAGTGCGAATTTCGTTGGCCACCCATCCGGACATCTACCATCGGTACAAGGAAATCCGTGGCATGAAGCCGTCTGAGATGGGGGGCGGTCAGGGCAGGTTAGCGCAGAAGCTAATGCGCAAATACGGCGACCTGTCGTTGCTGGACCTGCTCAACGACATAGTTCAGGGCAATCACCGTCTATACAACGAATACATGGACAGGACGGACGGTGCGGGGAATGAGAAGGACCGAATGATTGACCGCATCGTGGCCGATTACGGTAAGGCTGCCAGAGAAGCCCTGATCAATGAAGAGCCCATGATTAGGACCCTGATCCAGAGAGAAAAACTGAAACTCAGGCAGAGGGACTTGAATGTTGACGCTAATTAACTGGTTGCTGGTTGCGGCGCTGCTTGCCTGGGTGGCCCATAAGCCGAAGTATTTCTTCGATACCTTGGGCCACATGCTGGCCGCTTCTATGGTGCTATCCGCCGCCTTGTGGTGGGTGACTGGGTATGATAAGGTATCGATCTGGAGCCTATCGGTCAGGGTGGTTCCAGCAGCTGTGATGATGGCGGTCCTATTCCTCTCTTACGGGGTGAAGCGATGATCGGCGAGGAAATTCCACGCGAGGTATACACGGGGAACGGCGTAACATCGCAGTTCGCGTTCAACCACACCATTGAGGACCCCACCAATGCCGATGAAGTTCAGGTGTGGGTAACGGCTGCGGGAGTCACTACCCTCAAGACCTTGAACACCCATTATGAAATCGACCAGGGCGAGGACCCGGACGAGAACACCATCATCTGGAAAGTGGCCACGGTCGAAACCCCGCTCCCCAACGGCCAGACCATTACTATTGTCCGGACGACTCCGATTGAACAGCAGACGGACATAACCAATTCTGGTGGTGTGTATCTGCAGGTCCTCGAGGCAGCGTTTGACCGTTTGACTAGAATGATGCAGGATCAGGCGATGACTTTGTCTCGCTCCTTGCAGTTAGACATTCAGGACACGGACGGCACGGGCGATTACAACGCCAATGGGAACCGCATCAGGAATGCTGGTGACCCCATCGCCGATCAGGATGTGGTCACCAAGTTGTGGGTGCTAACCAATAATCCCGGCCCCACAGGGCCTACTGGCCCAGCCGGGCCAACCGGCCCACAGGGTCCAACCGGTTTAACTGGTTCTGTCGGCCCAACCGGTGCCACTGGTCCGCAAGGCGCTCAAGGACTACAAGGAATTCAAGGCATTCAGGGCGTAGCAGGCCCGACCGGCGCTACTGGCCCACAAGGGCTACAGGGAAATCCTGGTTTAGACGGCGCTACTGGCCCTACAGGCCCCACGGGTCCCGCTGGCCCCACGGGTCCCACAGGTCCTATAGGTCCCACGGGTCCCGCTGGCGCGGGCACGGGTGACGTTTTAGGCCCAGCAGTATCAGTTGCCCATGGGTTGGCCGCGTTCGCCGACACTACCGGGAAATTGTTGGAGGACAGTGGCAAGCTTACTTCCGATTTCCAGTTGGCGGATGCTACGCTCACGGCTCTGGCCGCGTACAACACCAACGGATTGCTAACCCAGACCGCCGCTGACACGTTCACAGGAAGGACTATCACCGGCACCGCAGGCCAAATTACAGTAGCCAACGGCGATGGTGTAGGTGGAAATCCCACCTTATCATTGCCAGCAGACGTTCAAATCCCGACGATCCTTACGACTCCAAATTCGGGCTTGCACGTGTTGGACACCGATGCGTCCCACGACCTGATTATTACCCCTGGCTCGAACCTCACGGCTGACCGTATCCTGACGGTCACGACCGGCGACAGCGCCAGGACGTTGACCATGTCCGGCAACGCCACCATCAGTCAGGACTATTCGATCACCGGCAACCCACAATTCGCCACTATAGAACTTGGTGCCGCGTCGGACACTACACTATCCCGCTCTTCGGCGGGTGTGTTGGCGGTCGAAGGCGTTACGGTTTCAATGAACTCCACCACTGCGGTGCACACCGTAGGAACCATCGAATTGGGTGCCGCTTCGGACACCACACTGGCCCGGTCCAGTGCTGGCAACATGTCTATTGAGGGCAATGTCGTGTATCGCGCGGGCGGCACAGACGTGACCTTGGCTGATGGTGGTACCGGACAGAGCCTGACAGACCCCAACGCTGACCGCATTATGTTCTGGGATGACAGCGCCGGTTTGATAACGTGGCTCGACTGGGCCACCTCGACTGGTGTGGAAATCACCGGCACTACCATCCAGATGACGTCCAACCAGCGGACGCTGGGCATCAATTACACGATTGATGGGGGTGGCTCAGTAATCACCACTGGCAGTAAACGTGGCATTCGAGTTCCGTTCGCCTGCACGATCACCGCTTGGGCCATCGGCCTAGATCAGTCCGGTTCCATCGTCATCGACATTTGGAAAGACACCCAAGCCAACTACCCGCCTACGGTGGCTGATACGATCACCGCTTCGGCCAAACCCACAGTTACGACCGCTGTGCAGAACTCGTCCTCTACGCTGACGGGGTGGACCACCACCGTAAACGCGGGTGATTGGCTGTTCTTCAATGTGGACAGCGTGACCAGTGCCACTTGGGCCAACATTTGTCTAACTCTTACGAAGACGTGATAACATGGCGTTGACGATCACAGACGCGGGGAATGCCATAAGCACCGCTAGTAGTGCTACGTTAGTGGCCACTGCCATTACGGCCTCGGTTGGTGACATGTTGGTGGCAGTTATCGCAGCCGACAATAACGGCACATCTGGTGTGTCCTCGATTTCGTCTGTGCAAGATAGTGCAGGCAACACCTGGACGCAACGAGCAATAATCAATCGTACGGCGGGCAGCGTTGCTGCCGATGGCGCAACTTTGGGGGTGTATACGTCTCTCTTGACCAGCGCACTTGCGGCTGGCTCGGTTACGGTGAACTTCTCGCCCAACACCGTTGCCAAAGCCGTTGAAGTGTACCGCGTCCAGCCGGGAGCGGGTGAAACTATTCAATTTGTGGGTTGCGACACCACTGGATTGACGGGTTCGACCAGCGCCCCATCTGCGCCGACCGTGTCTGTGAATAATGGCGACACTATATTCGGCATGGCGGCGCACGAACAGCGCGGGACGTGGACGGGTGATAGCGACACCACCAACGGCAACTGGTCGACTTTAATAACTCGACTTTCTGACAGCGGATCGTTCGGCACATCCATGGCCTCTTTGTCGCAATGGAAGACAGTCAACGCTACAGGGAACCAAAGCTGGTCTTGCAGCAATCTTACTGGCGACGCCGCGAGAACATATTTGATTATTGGCCCGCTGTCTTCTGGGCCAGGACCACGCAGCTATGGTTCGATCATCGGCAAGCTGGCCGATTGGTTCCGCAATTTCATCCACCACCCGGTTCTAACACGACCGGCAGTGGCAACATTAGGAGCGCACCATGAAAAACAAGTCATTCTTCCACGATCAGGCCGATGCGATAGAGCGCCGCGCCATCCAATTAGAAGCGGCTGCCAAAGAAGAGGATCGGCTAAAGATCGCTTCCGTCACCAAAGTCTTACGATCCGCCGCCAAGGACCTTCGCGTCACAGTGGACGCTACCGAAAAGAGAGACGCCACGGAGCAGGCCGTGCGAGAAAAGAAGCATGCTAGGGAGAAGGCCTTAGCCGCGAAGAAGGAGAAGAAAAATGTTCCAAAGTCTGCGTGATTTTATGAATACTGGAACAGGGAAGGTGGTGGTGCGGTGCATCATCGCGTTAGTGCTGGCGCTCCTAATCAAGTGGTGGATCGTTCCCTTGTATGTGGAGCTAATATTCAACGTTATCCTGATAGCCGGTCTCGTGGCGTGTGAGTTGTGGCAGCACGGGTGGAAATTTAGTAACATGGATCAACAGGCTTGGCTGGAGTGGATTGTCCCTGCGGCGGTCGTCATAATCGTTTATTCCGTGTGAGGGCTAATGGCCGAAGACGATGATCAACCACACCCCTATGTTGGTCAGGCAGTGTCTAACGAGGTGCTGCTGGAGAAGATTAATCAGCTCCACGCCACTAGTAAGGACAACAAAGAGAGGATCGACAAGCTCGCGATTAGCGTGAACCAAAATTTTCAGTCCATTGCCGAGGTACTACGGCAGGGGTATGTTTCGAAGGACGAACTGGTCATTTACAAGGAAATGGTTGGCCGAGAGGTGGTTCAACTGCAGAAGGACATAATGGAGTTAAGGGTGGAAGTGTCGAAACGCTTACACAAGGACGCCTTCAAGCCATACGCCTGGGCGCTGAACTCAATAGCAACCTCCGGCCTGCTAGCTATAGTGGCCCTGTTCGGGAAGATGTTGAAAGATTACATCGCAGGAGGACCTCCCCAGTGAGGAAATTTGGACCGGCCATAGCTCAGACTTTCGTCGCTATACTGTTTGCCATAATAGCTATCTCCATTTATTGGTTGTATGAACCACCACCAATAGGTTTTTATTTTCGGGACCTAATGACGCCGGTGGTGCACCCAGGGGAGTTCTTTAAATTACGGGTCCGAGTGTATTGGACCAAAGGGTGTTATTCAAAGTTGTACAGGAACATAATAGATGCGGGGGGCAGGATCACGCCTATGGAACGGGAAGTTCGATGGAATTCGCCCGGAACGTCAGAATTCATCGTTCGGTCACTGATACCCCTCGATGCCACTCCCGGCCCGGCCACCTGGGAAGTGAGAACTGAATGGTTTTGCAATCCCGTTCAGTACAAGTGGCCGTATAGTGTGGTTCTCGACCCAGTAGAGTTCGAGATACGAAAGTAGGAAAGGTGCAACATGAAATCGAACTACGCTAAGTGTTTGGCGGTCACCCTCAAGTTCGAGGGCGGATACGTCAACCACCCCAAGGACCCTGGTGGTGCCACGAACTACGGCATCACGCAGAAGGTGTACAGCAGCTATCGACAGCGCATCGGTAAGTCGGTGCAGTCTGTGGCCAAGATCACCAAGGACGAATACATGGCCATTTACAAACAGCAATACTGGGACCCCATCAGGGGCGACCGTCTCCCGGTAGGCATCGATCTGGCCATATTCGACTACGCGGTCAACTCCGGTGTGCCTCGCGCGGTGCGCGCCGTCCAGAAGGTGCTGACCAACTCGGACCTAATCCCGAACGCCCTCGAGCCAATCAAGCAAGACGGTCAGATGGGCGAAAACACGGAGATGGCCATCCGCGACGCGGCGACCACCGACGAGGTGAAGTTCATTACTCTATACTGCGAGGACCGGTGGAATTTCGTTAAGAAACTGTCCACCTTCTCCACCTTCGGTAAGGGGTGGCAGCGCCGCATCCAGGGCCAACGTCTAGGGGCGCAAGGCGATGACGTCGGTGTGATCGACATAGCTGTCAAGATGGCGGTCGACGACATGTCGCTGGCCCAAATCAAGAAGATCGACGTGGCTCCGTCTATGCAAGGTGGCAAGGCTTCCACGGAGGATGTAACCATCCAGTCCA